CCAAAAGTGGTAAAAAATCTTCTGACACTGGTGAGAGATACCTCCCTGAAGCTGCAATTAAAAGTCTTAGCTCTGCTGAGTATGCTGCAACGACCAAAGCCAAGCGGGCAGGAAAAGCCGCCGGAAAACAATTCGTAGCCCAACCCAAAACGGTTGCCGCAAAAACCGCAAAGTATCGTTAACTTAATTAAAGGAATTTGATATGCCCGCAGCCGCACTTGCCTTCAGCCCTTTGGGCCTTACGGTAACATTTACCGCAGCTACCTCTATCCCAACATCTGCTCAAGCTGCATCTTCTGCCCCCCTTACTCGCCCAGCGTATCAGTACAGGATACACAATGTGGGCGCAGAGGTTGTACTATTAGGTGTTGGAGTAGACAATGCAACGGCTGTAGCTAAGGCAGCGTCAATTGGCGCAGGCGCAGTTCCACTTGCTCCGGCTTCTGTTACTGTCCTCGGATTTCCAGCGGGATCATTCTTTACTGGCAAGACCGCTTCTGGTACTTCGGTAGTGTATGTAACTCCCGGTGAAGGCATGTAATATGACAACGGTAAATGAAGTTGAGAACAAACTAATAACGCACGAAGCAATTTGTGCAGAGCGGTACAACACGTTTATATCTCGTGTTGACCGTTTAGAGAAACTGCTTATCAAAGCAGCAGGCACTCTCATCATAGGGATGGCGGGTGTCATTATTGCAATCGTAACCAAAGGAGTTTGATATGCCCGGAATGATGATGAAAGATAAAAAGCCCATGTCTTACAAAGCTGGAGGCGCGGTTAAAAAACCGATGTCCTACAAAGACGGAGGCAAAGTAATGAAAGACAAAGAAAAAAAATCTATGCCGCCTAAAGTTCTTGCCATGATGATGAAAAGCAAAAAATGAGCAAGATGTTTATTCGGGTTAAAGCAGACGGATTTATCTATGACTTCAATCCCATTCTGGCAAAAAATCCTGAATGTGAAGTCATATCTGAAGAAGTTGCATACCCAGAACGATTCATTCCACCTGCTGTTGCACAACAAATTGCGGAGGAAGATAAGCCTACCGGACGTAAAAAAAGAGGTACGCTTGATCTAACGACTGCGGAAATTCCTGAAGCTCCGCCGTACACCCCACCTGAGTTGGCTGAAGAAGCTGCTAGAGGAATGCCAAAATGACACCGAACGAAGTCATCACCGAAGTTAGGCGTTTGATACAAGACACTAAGACTACGTTTCGTTACAGCGACGCAGTTCTTACAGGTTTTGTAAACCAAACAATTAAACGTATGGTGTTGCTTCGTCCGGATTTATTTACAACGATTGGTGATATTCCACTTACTACGTCTACTGTGTTTCAAAATTGTCCCGCAGGTGCAGTCCGGCTGGTAGAGATTTTTAATGTTAAAGGCGGGGATGCAGTAGTTGAAGTGTCGCGTAAAACACTTAACGAAAATTACCCTAACTGGGTAACTGAACCGCCAGATGTGCCGATAAATTTTATGCGGCATGTGCGCAACCCAACAAACTTTTTTGTGTATCCAGCGCCGATTGCAAGTACAATACTGGTAGGCGAGTACGTAGTTTCTCCAGTAACGTTTGCGCTCAATGACACAATCACTCTTCCCGATGCGTACTTTACTACCCTTGTAGACGGTACAGTATTTTTAGCTGAATCTATTGATAACGAGCACGTAAATTCTGGACGTGCTAAATTATTTCAAGATTCTTTTGTAATGACTTTGGGCGTTGGTTTGCAATCCCGTGTCATCACAGACACAGAAGAAGGCGGGCTTGATCCGCGTCAGGTGGTCTAATGTCTACTAGAGATTTTTCTACACTTGTTCCAAGGCTACAGCCAAGTGTGCCCGGATGCCCGCGCCCTACGGTTATTCAGTACATACGTGACTCAGCTATTAAAGCTTGCGAAAAAACTTTAGCGTATCGGTATCAACAGCCTGTGTTTAATCTAACACCCGGCACATGTTTGTATACGTACCGCAAACCTTCTGATACACAGGTTCATATTGTGTTTAGTTCTTTGATGAACAACCAAACTCTTGAGCCTTTGACGTTAGATAAAGCGTTGATGCTGTATCCTGAATGGGCGGATAAATATACTACGAGTCAAGACATTGAAAAGTTTGGTTCAGAGCCACGCTCTATTGCACAGATTTCTCCTGACCAATTTATAGTGCTGCCGTTGCCGGATGCAGAGCGTACGTACACGGTGAGGCAGTTTTACGCCCTCAAACCTACACGTTCTGCTACAGCTATGGACGAGGTAGTGTTTGATGATCTTGAAGATGTCATCGTGCATGGTGCATTGCAGCAACTGTTGGTACTGCCTAATGCAAACTGGTCTGATCGTGAGTTAGCTGCGTATCATGCCAAACAATTTCTTTCGCAGACCGCAGAGCGTAGAGCACGGGCAAACTTGAGTAATTCTCGCGGCATGTTCCGTGTTCAGATGCAGCCTTTCGGAGCTTGATATGTCCACGATTAAACTTGTACGCAACGATACTGGCCCACAACTTCGGCTCACACTTACTGATTCACTGACTGGTAGTGCCGTTAATTTGACGGGGGCAACAGTCACTTTGCATCTTCGTGCAGTTGATACAACGACTGTTTTGGTAAGCCGTGACGCCACTATCACTGCTCCTGCCACTAATGGAATTGCCGTTATAGTTTGGCAGGGTACAGATTTAGACCTCCCCGCTGGCGAGTATGAGGGTGAAGTTGAAACTTTACTAGCGTCTGGTTTGCGGGAAACAATCTTTGACTTGTTGCAATTTACTGTCCGAGAAGATTTCACATGAGATTAAGAACTTCAATTAGTTCTATTCGGCTGCGTTTAGGTGTATTGTCTAAACACTTAACTACAGCCACTCTTGGAATTCGACTGCGAACAGCTGCACTTTCCAAAAGACTTGTTGTTGCAGTTGGGGATTTTATAAAAGCTTTGATTTTTGCAAACACAGCGAGCGCTACTGAAGCTTTAAGTCGCGCAACAAGTAAGCCACTGAGTGATTCTGCAACGGCATCTGAAAGTATTGGCGTTGTCCCTAATAAGCGTCCCCTTGATTTTGTTGCAGCGCAGGATGAACAACTGTACTTTGAGGAAGATTATGTAGTTGGAGCACCCACTGCTACAACGTACACTTTGGGAAGGCAAATTGAACTCGCGGTTTCTAAGCCTGTTCCTGATGCTGTGTCCGCTGCTGAGGTCAAATCAATTTCTTTTCAGCGTAGTTTTTCTGAGAGCGCTAATGTTACCGACGATATAAACGGAGCGCTGTCAGAAGATGATCAGTTGATTGAGTTCTTTAAATCACTGGAAAATCAAGCGGCTCTGGTAGATGCAGATCGTAGCTACATCATGTCAAAAATACTGGCCGAGATTCCCGCAGCGGCTAGTTCCGGCACGTTGTACAGTCAAGGCTACACTGTTGATATGAGTTATTTTTTAGAAGACTATGTGGGCGAGTCCCGCGCTTTTTCATAAAAGGAAATTGTGATGAACAAAATTGAAACTCTTCGCTCGCGTGGTCGGCTTAGTATTGTAATTACAGATCAATACGGACAAACAAAAGAAAAACGCGAGGTCGATAACCTTGTTGTAAACGCAGGGTTAGCTTACATCATTAGCCGCATGGTCGGTGTTGCTAAGGCCGTAATGAGTCATATGGCTGTGGGATCAGGCACAACTCCTGCTGCGGCAGCAAATACTGACCTAGGTAACTTGTTAGGTAGTCGCAAAGCTTTAACCAGCACCACAATTAGCGGCACTAACAATGAAAGCGTCGTCTACGTGGGTACATTTAATCCGGGTGAAGGCACAGGAGCGGTAACAGAAGCAGGTATTTTTAATGCGTCTTCTAGCGGAGACATGCTGTGCCGCACAGTTTTTGCAGTTGTGAACAAAGCTGCTACTGACACAATGGTAATTACTTGGACGATTACATTGTCAGCAGTATAAGGAGTAACACATGGCAAGTATTACTACACGGGCTGGTAAAGGTTCTCCATTAACAAATGCAGAACTTGATGCCAACTTTAATAACATTAATGCGCAACTCTCAACTGCTGTTATTACGGGGGGCACAATTGACGGCGCGACAATTGGCGCTACCACGGCAACTACAGGTAAGTTCTCTCAGCTTGATGTAGATAATCTTCGACTTGATGCCAACACAATTAGCAGCACCGATACAAACGGCAACATCACTATCACACCTAACGGCACGGGTGAAGTAACCATCAGTAAGCTTAATGTCACTGGTGTTGCTACCTTGGGCAATGGCGCAATTCTGGGCATACCCACAAGCGGTACTGTTACTAACCTAACTGGCACTGCTTCAATAAACATTAACGGCACTGTAGGCGCAACAACTGCATCTACTGGTGCATTTACCACATTGACTGCTACGCTGGACTCAACGTTCTCATCGACTGGTGCTTTAAGCATTAGCAAGGGAACGACTGGTCAAAGACCAACACCAGCAAGCGGTATGCTCCGATTCAACACCACAACAGTTGAGTTTGAGGGTTACAACGGCACGGCATGGGCTTCTGTTGGCGGTGCGGCACTGAGCAACGACACAAGCACAGCGACTGATGTATTTCCACTGTTTGCAAACGCCACGACTGGCACGGCATCCACCTTGTTCACAGGCAATGCGTCCCTTTTGTACAAGCCAAGCACTGGTGAATTTAAAGCAAGGGTTCCTGTTGCAAGCAACGGCATCGTGGTAAACAGTCAAACAGTGGCAACAAGTTACACGATTGCGGCTGGGTTCTCAGCAATGTCAGCAGGCCCGATAACGCTATCAGGCGGTGCGGTGGTAACTCTTTCTAGCGGTTCACGCTGGGTCGTTCAATAAGGATTTGATATGGCAGATATTGTTGTAAATGGAAATACCAGCGGGGCTGTAACGCTATCTGCTCCTGCGGTAGCGGGTACAGTTACTGTGACTTTGCCTTCCACATCGGGGGTTATGGCTGTTGGCGGCGGGACGATTACCACCCTTACCACAACATCTGACGCATCTATCTCAGGTCTAACAGTAGGTAAAGGCGGTGGTGCTGTATCTACCAGCACTGCGGTGGGTGTGAGTGCTTTGGCAGCTAACAGTTCGGGTGGTAACAATGTGGTTATCGGCTATCAAGCTGGTCTTGCAAATTCTACTGGTGGTCAAAGTACGTTAATTGGTTCTCAAGCAGGACTTGCGGGTACTGACTTGGATTATGTAACTGCTGTTGGTTATCAGGCTTTGTCGTCTATAACTTCTGGAGATTTTAATACGGCTGTTGGCGGACAAGCACTCAAATCTAACACCTCAGCCTCTAACAACACTGCTGTAGGTTATCAGGCGCTTTACTCAAATACAACAGGGGCCGTTTCAACTGCCGTTGGCTATCAAGCTGGATATTCACAAAACGGATCAGGAGATGTTTACAACACATTTGTTGGATACAAGGCTGGCTACCAGATTACATCTGGCGCTGCTAATCTCTGCATTGGGTATCAAACTGGTCAAACTATAACTACTGGCATCAGAGGCATATATATAGGGTTTAACAATAACGCATCAGGAACTGCGCCTGCGGATGAAATATTGATTTCAACTACGGCGGGAACAACTGGGAAAGGTAGCACTACTGGCTTTATTTCTGCGGGCGGTGGTGGTGTTTATCAAGGCAACAATTCATCATCTTGGTCAACAACATCAGACCAGCGCCTCAAGAAAAATATTGTAGACAACACTGACGGATTAAGCAAAATAGCGTCTATTCGTGTTCGCAACTTTGAGTACCGATTACCAGAAGAAGTTACTGAACTTGACTCATCATGTGCAGTAGCAAACACAGGAGTTCAATTGGGGGTCATTGCTCAAGAATTGCAACAAATTTTGCCTAAGTGCGTCAAGACCGAATCCACAGGCGTGATGTCAGTTGACACAGACAATCTGACTTGGTACATGATTAACGCCATCAAAGAACTCAAAGCTGAAATAGACGCACTTAAAGGAGCCGCATAATGGCTGCAACAATCAATGCCAGCACAACTGCTGGTCTAGTCCAGACTGCTGACACCAGCGGCGTGTTGGCGCTTCAAACTGCGGGGACTACGGCGGTTACTGTAGATGCTTCACAAAACGTATCAACTACTAACGGGATGTCTATTCAAGGTCTGACTGTAGGCCGGGGTGCTGGTGCTGTGGCTACCAATACTGCGGTGGGTTCTGATGCTTTACAGGCAAACAGCACAGGTTCTCAATCAACTGCTGTGGGCTATCGGGCTGGCTATAGCCAAAATGGTATAGCTAACACTTTTGTTGGATATCAAGCAGGTTATTCTGGTTCTACTGGCGCTAGTCGATTTAATGTTTATGTTGGCGCACTAGCGGGATACAGCGCCACAGGTGAAGGCAATTCATTTATGGGTGCTGGAAACAATACCACTGGATATCCTGCTGGCTACTTAATAACATCTGGCGCAAATAATGTTGTCATCGGCGGTTTTGGTGGGAACTCTGCTGGCTTAGACATTCGCACAGCAAGCAACTACATCGTGCTGTCTGATGGGGATGGGAATCCAC